GAAGTAGCAGCCTTCAAGGAAACGCCGGCCGTACGTACGGTCCCCCTTCCTGAGGCTTTGAAGATCCGGACCATATCCAAGGGTCCCCCTTTAACCTACTTCTTTCTGAAGCCTTTACAAAAGAAAATGCACACTGTCCTACGGAACCACCCAACCTTCCAGCTCGTCGGCTCGCCGATTGACTGGGAAGTGGTGCAAACAAAGATGGGCAAGAAACTTCAGCCGGACCAAAAATACCTTTCCGGAGATTATAAGGCAGCTACTGACAACTTCCCGCCCTGGGTGTCAGAATGTATTGCCAGGCGCGTTGCAGAACATCTCCAACTAACAGATGTGGAGACAGTGCTATTTATTAGAGCACTGACGCGCCATGAGTTCGTCATGACAGAAAGAGAAGGACCCTGGATAGAAGAGCAATTGAAAAAGAGCGGCCTCAAAAAGGGTAGCAATGAATACAATGCAAAGAAATTTTCATTACGCTACGAGGCTTCAGCGGAACCCACACTCAGGGCAAGCCAGAAGTGGGGCCAGCTGATGGGATCAATTGTTAGCTTCCCTGTGCTATGTATTGCAAATGCGGCGTATTGCAGACTGGCGATGGAAATAGGGATCCAGGCGTCCCTTGGTCTAAAGACCGCACCACTCCTAATTAATGGAGACGATGTGCTTCTGAAGACCAATGAGAGCGGTTATCATGCTTGGCGGAATGTTACACGGGCAGGAGGACTCACCGAGTCCGTCGGAAAGACTTACTGGTCTTCGAAGTTCCTAATTATGAACTCAACCATGTATATCCGACGGACTGTACCCAAAATCAGATATAAACACAAGGGGGGCTTTACAAAAACCGATTACTTCGGTGACATTGACCTAGACCAGGTCAATGGGCTCTCTACTCAAGGCATCATCTCGCAGGAGCTTGTCACGTACGAGCAATGGTTTGATGAGGTCCCGTTTGTTAATTTCGGAATGATAATGGGGATGAAAAGGAGCGGTGGGAAAGTCGGGGTTGATTCTGTTGGGGGTGCTCATACCTTCGCCTCTGATGGCGAGGGCACCCTCGGCACACGTGCGCATGCCCTTATGCGCTCAACTCCTGACAATATGAAAGTCCGTGTATGGAATTTATTCCTCGAGAGGCACAAGAAAATTCTCGATTCCGTGCACATACCGTGGTATATACCAGAGTGGCTTGGTGGGGTGGGTCTTCCAAAACTGGATGTATTTGGTCTGGACGTAGACGGCAAGCAGGTCGCTATCCTTGAGCATGCTCAGGAGGCGCCCCCGACGGCCGTGCGTGGACCATCCGATAAAGATCGGAGAATTGCTATGGCTATTCTGTACAATTGGAAGAAGCGTAGGCCCCAGAAGCCTGTGTTGGCGGCAAGTTGGCAAGTTAGAAAAGTTACTGGAAAGCGTTTGACCACTTATAACCCTCATGTAGGGTTGTCTGATGTAGAGCACAAACGTCTTGAAAGACTAAATGGGCTCTTGGCTATAGATGCTCTTTTCCACTGCAAGCAAGACGATCTGTATGATCCTGCGGCGGCGGTTTCTGTACTGCGGCATAACGAACACATATGGAGATACTATCTCCAGCGGGGTACTCTTCCCGCTCCCATAAGTGATGGGAAGCTCTGGTCTGTAC